TCTGATGAACTTATGACAGAATCAAAAGAACTTGCAGGTGCAGGTGATGCAGCAATGGGGCAAGTAGATCCAACACAAGCCTCCGGAAATGCTATTATTGCAACAAGAGATCAGGCTGCTTTACCACTTAATGAACAGATTGCAAAGTATAGACAATTTGTAGAGGATTTAGCTTTACTTTGGTATGACATTTGGGTAGCATACAATCCTAATGGATTATCTGTGCAGATGGACGATAATCAGACAATGACTATTTCTCCTGAATTACTTGCAAGAATGAAGATAAATGTCAGAATTGATGTATCGCAAAACAATCCATTTAGTAAATATGCACAAGAACAATCGCTTATTAGTTTATTATCAAGTCAACATATAAGTTTTGAGGAATTTATAGATGCTTTAGATGATGGATCTGTAACTCCTAAAGGCAAATTGGAAGATATAATAAGCAAAAGACAAGCACAAGTTGAAAGTGAAGAAAAGGTTTTAATAGCACAGCAGCAACAAGAAATTGCTAAACTTATTGATGCTTTAAATCAATCCACAAATATATTAAGCGGAGGTGGACAAAATGCGATGCAGTCAATGTGATATAGAGATGATGGTTGATAGTGTAGTAAAGACGGATAATAGCGAAACTTTTAATTATAAGTGCCGCAATCCGAAGTGCAGTAATTATGGATATGGAGGTGCAGAAAATGAAAGAGAAAGCAATAAAGATGAGTGAGGAAGAGAAAAGATGGCAAGCCGAAGATGATGCAAGGGCATTAAAAGCCTATGCTGAACTTGTGAAAAACAAATCAAGAATGGCGGCTGCAAGAAAGAAACTCGAAGAACAGCAAAAAGATATAAATACAGCAATTAAATTATCAAAGTAAAGTAAAAGTGCTATTAACATAGTGCTTTTTTATTTTAAATTCGCAGGTAATAGCGTAAAAATCCAAAATGAAAGGAGTCCAAATGGAGGATGTAAATTTAAGCGTAAACAATCCGGAAGTCGCTGAAACGGAAACAGATGTGCAAGAATCAGGTGTAAAAGAGCAGGAAGTCACCGAAACTGCAACAGTTGAAGAATCAAAAGAAAGAGACTATCAAAGAGATGCAGATTTTGCTGCTATGCGTAGAGCTTTAGAAGCAGAACAGGCAAAGTCAGCTAAATTTGAGAAGGAAAGAGATAGACTTGTTCAATCATTAGGCTATTTTGATTTTAAAGGTAAAGATGCAGATGAAATTGCAGATGCAGCAGAAGCACATTATCGAGGAAAAACTGTTGATGAAATCAGAAATGAGAGAATTGCACAGCAAACAAGGATAGATGCAGAAAGAGCAAGAGATGCCGAACTTGAGTATTACAGGCAAAGAGAAATTGAAAGAGTTATGGATGAGGATTTGAAACAGATCCAAAAAGTAGATCCAACTGTAAAGTCTATTTCCGAGTTAGGGGATAGATTTTTTAATATGATTAAATCCGGTGTTAATGCTTTGGATGCGTTTAATGCTATTCGTACAACTGATAGTGCAACTAAAAAGATGCCACCTCCTGAGATAGGGAAGATAAATTCTTCAGATAAAGGAGAAAAAACTTACTATTCGCAGGATGAAGTTGATGCAATGATAGCAAGTAATTCAAAGGATTTAGATAATCCTGATATTTTAGCAAAAATAAGAAAATCAATGACAAAATGGTAAAGGAGAGGATTTTAAATGAGTTATGCAAATTTTAAAGAGACGATTTGGAGTAAATATATCCAACACGAAAAAGAAAAATTATTAACATTTAAGGCTGATTGTGATTATAAGTTTGAAGGAGAAGCTAAACAAGGTAAGCAAGTAAAGATTTTAGGAGTAGGAAGACCTACTATTAAAACTTATGTACCTGGTACAGAAATTGATGGAGCTGAAACTCCTGATGATAACAGCATCTTCTTAAATATTGATCAATATGATTACTTCAACTATGGAGTGGACAATATTGACAAGGCACAATCTAAAGAAGGTTTAATGGAAGCATTGGCTGAAGAAACTACAAGAGGATTGGCAGAAAAAGAAGATGCGTATATCGCTAAAATTGCTGCATTAGGCACAATAGAAGGCGGAATAAGTGAAAGTACAGCTATTACTACAAGTACAGCTGCTAAAAAAGCAATAGACAATGCTTTTGAATGGTTATGGAATCATGGTGTTACTACAAAGGATAAAGTTACAATGTACTTACCTGCATGGTTATACATCCTATTCCAAGATAAATTGATTGAATTAAAGACTCAAAACGATAGCTTAATTGCTAAAGGTGTTTTGGGTCTTTATAATTCTGCAAATGTTAAAATGTCAAACCAACTTTACAATGATGGAACAGACGATCATATTGTAATTAAGACTTCTAAAGCTATTGCGTGTTGCAATGGTATTGACAAATTAGAAGCATACAGCCCTGAAAAGAGCTTTATGGATGCTGTCAAAGGACTTAATACATATGGAGCAAAGGTTATTAGACCAAAAGAACTATATGTAATCAAAGCACACAAGTAATCAATGGGGAGGAAAAACCTCCCCTTTATTATTTTAAAGGAGTGATTTACATGACACTAAAAGATGCAAAAGAAAAGGTTATGGTTGCCTTAGATGAAGTAGAAAGTTCAGATTTACTTCAGAATATAGAAGATTATGAGAATAAAATGCCACATATATTTGATAGTGTGCAGAGAGAATTGGCGATGTATTGCAAACCGATAGAAAAATGGGCAGATATGACTGTTATTGATGGTTGTGTAGAACTTCCGACGGATTGTTACGAATTTAAGAGATTGTATTTTAAGAATAGTACGGTTAGTTTTGATGTGATAAATAAAAAGATATATACGGAAGATGGCAATTATAAAGGCTTTTATTATGCGTATCCTTCTGTTATAGATGAAACTACTGAAGAAGATTATGAATTTGAGATAGATTTAGATGCACAGGAAGCTATGATTTATGGTGTATGTGCAGGGTTATGTATCAACGATGATCCTGAAGCATACGATGTTTATTTAGAAAAATACAACACTTGTGTTGTTAATATAGAGAATAGGAAAAATGCACAAGCTAAAATTAGAATAACAGGCGGTGTTTTATTATGATTGTTAATACTAACAGAAGGAGAAGAACTTTAGAGAGGAAAACTTCAATTTATGGCGGTTTTAGAGGTGTGGATTTCTCTGTGGATGCTTCTTTAGTAGATAAAAGCAGAAGTCCTTATGCTCCTAATCTTATTTCAGATATTGGGGGGATGCCGGAAAAAAGATTAGGATGGAGAGTATTACATACTTTAGAAAAACCCATAAATGGCTTGTGGTACGGAGAAATAAAAGGGCAAAAATCGTTTATCGCACACGGAGGAACGAAGATATATAAGTTTACAGCAACATCATCTGAAGTAATAAAAGAAGGTATTGCAAGTGCTAAATCAAAGGCTTTCTTTATGCGTTCCGGTGATGATACAGGAAAAATGTATATTTTAACCGGAAGTGAATTTCTTTGTTATGATGGAGAAAGCTGCAAAAATGTTTCTGAAGATGCTTATGTTCCTACTGTAATTATTTCAAGGAATCCAACCGGCGGAGGTACTGTTTATGAATCTGTAAATTTGTTGAGTCCAAAAAGGATAGATAGCTTTTTAGGGAATAGTACAGATAAGGTATATCAGTTATCTGCAAATAATATAGAGAGTGTGGATAAAGTTGAAGTAATGAATAGTGAAGGTACTTTTGAAACAATAACAACAGGATTTACAACGGATTTAGTAAGTGGAAAGATTACATTTACGGAAGCTAAAACTCCACCGGTAACAGGGCAGGATAATGTAAAAATAACTTATTCAAAGACAGTAGAGGGGTATGCTGATAGGATAAATAAATGTACTATTGCAGATTTATATGGATTAGGCGGTAGCAATAGAGTATTTTTAAGCGGAAATCCTGATTATAAGGCTTATGATTGGTATAGTGATATATTTAAACCTAACTATTTTCCTGATTTGGCTTATTCGATTGTAGGAACTTCAGATACAGCAATTATGGGGTATCAAAGACTTGGTAAATATCAAATTGTTACGAAAGAAGATAATCAGCAAGATAGTACAATTTTTCAGAGATGGGCAACTCAAAATGATGATGGTAGTGTAACATTTAGCATAGAACAGGGAATTGCCGGTATAGGTGCTATTTCTAAAGATTGTTTTGGCACTCTTGCAGATGAGCCATTATTCTTATCAAGACAAGGGATTTATGCAATAACTTCAAACAATATATTAGCAGAAAGAACAATAAGAAATCGTTCATTCTTCGTTGATGCAAAATTAACTAAAGAAAGCAATTTAAAAGATGCTGTTGCCTGTGAATGGAACGGCTTTTTTATTGTCTGCATAAACGGAAATGCGTATATATTAGACAGCAAGAATAAATCATATAAAGAGAGATCCTCTGTATCGTATGACTATAATTATGAGTGCTATTATTGGACTAATATTCCAGCTGTATGCTTGTTAAGTGTTGCAGGAGAATTGTATTTTGGAACAGCAGACGGACAAATATGCAAATTCAATACAGATATATCTGATATGCGTAGATATAGTGATGATGGCAAGGCAATAGTAGCAATATGGACTACTAAAAATGATGATGATGGCTCACCACATTTGTATAAAACGATGCAGAAAAAAGGTTGTATGGTTACAATAAAGCCTTATACAAGGTCTTCAGCTAAAATATATTTAGCGAAGGATGGAGATCCTGAAAAATTGGTAAAACAAGAGAATATGGATATATTCGATTGGAATGATATTGATTTTGATAGATTTACTTTTAATACAAACGATAGTCCTCAAGATATTTTTATGAGAGCAAAAGTGAAAAAGTATAAGAGATTGCAGATAATTATTAAAAATGATGCAGAAAATGAAGGTTTTGGCATATTTCAGATTGCCAAAACCTTTGTTTTTGGAAATTATGCTAAAAAATAGCAGGAAGGAGTAATGTAATGGGAACAAATATTTATTCAGGGATGACATCCGCACAAAGAGATAATGAAAGAAAGTATTTAAGCAATTTGCAGAAAAGTGGTAATTCAGGAGAGAAAGCATGGGCATCTAATCAGTTAAAACAATTAAATTCTGCAAGTAGTTCAAGCAGTTCGAGCAGTTCAAGTTCATCAAAGACTACATCATCAAGTAAAACAAGTTCTTCAAAATCGTCTTCGAGTTCTTCAAAATCTTCATCATCTAACTCTAATAGGTATAACACAACAGTTACCAAAAAAGATGGTACAACAGCTTCAGGATATATCGAGAATGGAAAGAGTTATTATTCAGATGGCACAAGAATATCAGCAGGAGATAGTGTTGTAGATGCACAAGGGAAAGTTTGGACAATGGGAGGAAATTCTGATCCGGATGCAGGATTAAGTATGAATGATTATTTGGCTAAATACGGAGTGTCAAATTCGGCTTCAAACAGCAATAAAAAAGTTTATTATGATGAAGATGACGATTATGAAAGAGAAGAAAGCGAAAATCCGTATGATGCTTATAAAGAGTATATGCAAAAGCAGTATGAAGAACAGCAAAGGGCAATAGAGGAACAAAACAGATTAGCAGTAGAGCAAGGTGTAAATAGATTAAACGCACAAAAAACTAACATAAATAAAGCTGCTGATGATAGTGCAAGACAAGCATATATTCAATTTATGCAACAGAAAAAGGCTTTACCTCAACAGTTGGCAAGTCAAGGTGCAACAGGCGGAGCAACAGAATCAGCAAATTTAGGTTTATCTACAACTTATCAAAATAATGTTAATACAATAAATCAAAATAAGGCTAATTCTTTGCAACAAATAGATAATGCAATAGTGGATTTAAAAAATTCCGGAGATTTAGCGACTGCCGAGCAAGTAATTGCTAATAATAATGCTGCTATAAATGCTTACAAAGAGGCTTTCGCACAAAAACAATCATATAATCAATGGGCAACAGAATTTAATGCAAATCGTTCTGATGTTGCAGATAGTATAAATTATAGGGATAAGGTATATGCAGATCAGATGGCACAACAGGAATTAGAGAATAAATGGTATGCAGATACATATAGCGATAGCAAAAAGCAAGAAGAAACTAATAGAGTAATAACATTATTACAAAGCGGAATGGTTGATGCTAATTATGCTGCTACCTTGTTAGGTGTTCCGGTAGAACAAATAAATAGCTATGTAGAGTATATTAACAAAATGAGAAATTTGGATTTACAAGCTCAACAAGCAAGTATAAATAACACTTATTCAACTATAAATAACAGAAATAACTCATCAGGCGGAAGTAGCACAACAAATAGTGGAAATGGTAGTGCTAATAATTATTATAATTTAGCAACACAGATAAATAATATGTATGCAAGTAATACGACCGGAAAGAACGCAGGAGATGCAGTTATAGTTGACAATGGAATGGGTGGTTATACCATAAATCCTAATATTAGTAGAGGATCATATTTAGATTTAGTTATTGCAAGAGCTTTTGACAGTAATATGTCTGATAGTGAAGTAAAAACATTCTTAAATAATTTAGGAATAAGCGATACTGAAATATCAAGAGTAGCAGCATATTATCTAAAATAGGAGTGGGGTGCTGAAATGGCAAGAAATAAAGATTTTTTTGTAAATAACTCATCAAAAAGAGATAGAAGTTTTTTTGTTAAAGAGGAAAAGCCTGTTAAAACTTCAATATCTACTAAAGTTCCGCAAGTAGATACTGTTAAAAAGACTAATATTGAAAATAGAATGTCTGAACTCGATAAATTGATGAAGGATACAGATACTAAATTGAGAAGAATTGGCTATACAGAAGCAGAAAGAGCTGATTTCCAAAATCAATATAGTACATATAAGCAGGAATATTATTCATTGAAAAAAGAGCTTGATGCAATGACTCCGGTTAATATTAAAGTTTCTACTCCTGATCCGAATACTCCAAAGGCTTATTTTAGAAATCCGGTTGAGCAGAGTGCAGGAGATAAAGTTGCTAACTTCTTTAAGGTAACAGTACCTGAAGCAGCAGAGGATGCGTGGGATAATATTAAAGAGCCATTTACAGGTCCGAGCCTAAAACAAGTTATGACTGAAGCTAAATTAAGTCCGAAATTGCTTGTGGAGGATGCTAAAATACAAATGGAGAAAGAAGATCCTACAAGAGAAGATTATGCTTTAGTTAAGCAAACGCAAGAAGCTATAAAGAAATATGGTATGCCTGATTCTAATATTAGAGCTATTACTGAAGATACTACTAAATTACAAGAACAACTAAAATCTGCCGAGAAAACTTGGCAGGTTTCTCCGGTTGATGCAGCAGTAGCGAATACAGGTGCAGCAGCAGTAAGTATTTTTGGAAATTTAGGAAGTTTTGCTAATTCATTAGGAGCTGATAAAGTTCCTTTATTAAGAGAAGTTACTAATTTTGCAGTTGATGGTGCTAAAAAGGCACAAGAAAACGCACAGCAATATAATAGAGGAAGCTATGGTGAAGCATTAGGAACAGTTACACAAGGAATTGTGAATTTAGTTCCTTATTTTGTGTTAGGAACAGGAAAAGCAGCAGTAAAAGGAGCAACTGCTGTAACAAAATACGGAAAATATATTGAGCCGATTATCAAAAATCCTTCGTTTTGGTATAGCTTAACAAGTATGTGGGGAAATAAATATCAAGAGAAATTGGATGAGGGAAATAATAGATTTCAGGCTTTAGGAAATGCGATTATATATGCTTTACCTGCTGCTTTGATTGAAGTTAGCGGAGGTATTGGTGCTAAAGGCAAAGAGACACAATCATTATTAAGAACAATGGGCGAAGAAATCGGTGAAGAAATTGCACAAGATATAATGAGTGGTGTTTCTGATAAAATAGTTACTAATCACGATTTACCGGTATTTTCAACTACTGAAGATGCAATCATAAATCCTCAAAATATTGCTAAAACTGCACTTTATACTGCACCTATTGTTGCAATCGGTGGAGGAGCTAACAGGGTAGTAAACAATGCTATTTCTAACAGAACAGCAACTCAACAGAATACACAATCTGCTGAATCTGTGCAGAATGATGCAGAGGTTATGCAGAGCAAAAATGAGAATCAGCAACTTGCATTACCTTCAGCTAAAATATATGTTGATGAGCAAGGAAATGCGATGAATACGGAACAATATTCTCAATTAGATGTTAATCCTGAAGCATTTAGAAAAAGAACAGCTTTAATCAATGATATAAATAAAACTCTAAATTTATCTAATGTTGAAAAGGCAGATTTACTTGATACATTGAATAAAACAGAGTTGACTGCTGAAAACGAAGAAGGTATGAGAAATATTTTGAATGTTTTGGATAATCCTGAAGCAGTAGAAATTCCTTCAGCATCATTGGAGAATATAAGTAGTAATTTTAATCAAAATAAAGCTAAATATGCCGAATATGCTAAGGATATTGCTGAATATGATACAAAATATATCGAAAACGCAAAAAACATTGTAAAAACAAAAAATGGAAAGCGAACAAAAGAACAATGGCTGCAAGTCGCAAAAGCATTAGGAAGTCAGATATATGAAATGAATGATGCAGATGTTGAAATGTACGCATATAAGTCTTGGATAGATAATAAACCTAACAACAAAAATAATCTAAATAGACAAGGCAAAAAATATGTTAAATTCACAATGGATGAGTGGGTAAATACAGTATATGATACAGTAAGAAACAGTAGAAATACAGTTCAATCATCTAATGTAGAAGAAAATAATGTTTTACCAACTCAAATAGAGGATCAGCAAGAGCAACCGATTAACTATTCTCCTGTTAATTCAAAACAAAAACTTGAAATGCGTAATATTGCTTCAGATAGTAATGGCAGAGTTCAAATTTTACCTACTCAAAAGGTGCAGGAAACAGTAAGAAGTGCTAAACTTGCAGGTATGACAGATGTTGATGTAAAGAGAGCGACAGAGTTAAATAACGCAATAAATAGTGGTGCGAAGTTGATGTTTTATGATCCGGATAATATACCTGCTATATTACAAGGACAGGATATTGATAAAGCTAAAATTGCTAATGGCTTTTATTCAAACGGAACGATATGGATAAACAAAAATAGCGATAAAGTTGTAGAAACAATTTTAGGGCATGAATTAACGCATCATCTTGAAAGTACAAATAGTTATAATGATTTAGCGAATACTATAATGGATAGTGATGTTTTTTATAGTTGGTTAAAGAGTAAAGGATATAAAAATCTTGCAGAATACAAGAAATCATTATCAAACAACTATGCTGCTGAAGATATAGATTATGAAGTTGTTGCTAACTTTGTTCAGGAAAAATTGTTTACAGATCAAAACACTATAAATTCACTTGCAAAGACTAACAGAAATGTATTTGATAAGATTAAACAATGGATTGATGATATGCTTGTGAAGTTTTCAGGAACTGCTGAAGAAAAAGAGTTAAGGAAGATACAAAATATGTATAAAAAGGCTCTTGAACAGGCAGGAGGAAATAATCAAAATAGCAATATACAATATTCTATTGCAGGTACTAATGCTATGAATAATATTAACGATAGCGAATTAAATGAAGCATATAATCAGGCTATTTTAATGAGTCAAAACAATGTAGATAATGAAATAATAAGACAAAATACAGGTTGGTTTCAGGATAGAAATGGCGATTGGAAATTTGAGTTTTCTGATAAATATATGAAGTTAAAGGAAAATGTAAAATTATCCGATAACAAGACATATAAACTTGGTGATATATTAGAACACGATGCTCTATTTATTGCTTATCCGGAATTGGCTAATTATAATGTTGAAACTGCTAAATTAAGGACAAATGCAGCTTTTATAAGTCCGACAAAGACAATCCTTCTTAATAACAAGCTAAAAAGTAATAATGCGATTGAAAGTTCTTTAATTCATGAGATCCAACACGCAATTCAAAAAATAGAAGGTTTTGAAACAGGTAAAAGCACAAAATTTAGTAGATTGGCATATTATGAGAGTTTAGGAGAAATTGAAGCTAACGATACAAGAAAGCGATTACAAGAAGAAAGAAATGGCTTATTAAACAGAAAGCAAGTAGCTCCTGAATCATCAAAAGCTAATCCTCAACACGAAAGATTAAGCGGATATTTAGAAAATAGAGGAACAGCCGATGCGATAAAAGATAGCATATATCAGTATTTTAAGAGGGGGAAATCTACCTATGAAGAAACTATGCAAGATGATAGAGAAGATGTGCGAGAAGCACAAATTTATTCGCAAAGTAGTGAACAAAATAGCCGGTTGGTGGATGGCAGAAGAAGTGTAAGAGCAGGTGAGCAACCTGCTTTTTCTATATCTGAAAGTCAACAAGAGGTATTAAAAAGATTAAATGATGACTTTGAATTATATTCTAAAGTGCGTGAAGATGCTTATAATAAACGAGACGAAGTAAAAAAACAGTATTTTGATATAATAAATAGTCAAGAGTACAAAGATGCATGGAACTATGTAAAAGGTTTAAAAGATTCAAATGAAATTCTAAATTCAAAAGAATATCAGATTATGGTAGAAGCGGAAAGATTAAAAAATAAAGCAAGGGAATATCAAGAAGAAGCTGATATTGCTTATGGAGAAATGGAAAGAATATCATTAGCTTTAGTTGAAGAAGAAAAATCACATAGAAATCCATCTAAAGCTATTAAACAGGCTAAAAAGAGTTTTGGAGTTACCACAAACTTCAAAGAAGCAGGATATTTGTTGCAAGATGGTAGCTTGTTAGATTTATCAGGAAAGAATCAAGGTGGAACTCCGGGAAGAAGAACTTTAGACCATAGGGAAATAAATGAAGTAGGGTATGATATGGCTGAATTTATTGACATTGGTAATATAAGACTTCAACCGGAAAGCAATGGCTTTGAATTGATGCACGAGCCAACAGAAAAACAATATGCAACATTAAAAAGATATATAGAAAATGCTAATGGAGAAGTTTTTATAGACATATATAAAAACAATAAGATGGCACAATATGATAGTAAAGAATATCCTAAAAATACTTCTGCTGCAAAAATAATAAGCGATATACAGTATTATTTTAAGAATGGCAGTTTTCCGTATGAAAGTGATTTGCAGAAATACAGGACACAATTTTCTATTTCTGAAACTGATAGTCAAGGCAGAACACTATCTAAAGAGCAACAATCATATTTTAGAAATAGTAAAGTAATGGACGATAATAACAATTTGAAAGTGGTATATCACGGAACAAATAGAGCCGGATTCACAGAATTTAATCGAAATGTTAATTATTTTACTGATAATAAGAATGTAGCAAACACTTATACAGGCAATGAAGGGATATATGAAGGGTATTTAAATATTACTAATCCTGTAACTATTGATGCAAATAATGAAAAATGGTCAATGATTGCGGTGGATAATATAACTATTGAAGGAATAGATGATGTTCAGGAGTTCTTAAATAACTATGGTGCTTCTACATGGAAAGAAAAAGGAATGATGCGAACATCTACTGCTGATTTAGTTATGGCAATAAGCGATGCAATAGATGAAGGAGATATTTCAGCAGACGGAATTATAATAAAAAATATTTATGATGAAGGTGCGTATAGTGCTAAAGCAGGAGAGCATTTAGGAACGGATTATATAGTATTTAATTCTAATCAATTTAAGAATATAACTAATGAGAAACCTACTTCAAATCCTGATATAAGATTTAGCAGAAATCCTGTTGAAATTGCTAAAAATCCACCTAATCCTCAAAGTGGGTTAGATCCATTACAAAGAATGAGCAGAGAAAAAGAGGGCAATAAACAAAGTAGTTTTACAAGGAATATCTATAATCAGAATATTTTTGATGATGCTTTCAAAGATTTAGCTTTAGATGATAAAAATATTAGAACTTATGAAAGTATTTCAAATAAAGAGACTTTACAACAAGCAAACGATGCAATCAATGAGCAAGGGCAAAAGTGGGTAGATAGATTCCTTGAAAAGCCTAATGGAGAGATGAAAGCTACTGATATTGCCGGTGGATTTATTCTTATGAATAGATACCAACAAGTTGGCGATTATGAAAGTATGATAAGAATTGCTGAAAAGTTAAGAAAAGCCGGAACACAGCAAGGACAAACAATTCAAATGTTCTCTGTACTTGGAAGAATGACTCCTGAAGGAATGACTTATTATGCACAAACAGAATTAAATAAAGCATACGATGAGATCCTAAAAAATAAGACACAGGCTTGGGCGGATGAACATTCAGACGAGTTTAAACTAAAAGAAAAGGACATAGAATTTATCCAAAGACGAGTTAATCAGGCTTCTAAACTTCCTGAAGGTAGAGATAAGTATGTTTTACTTGGGGAGATTGCAGCAAGGATACAAAGTAAAATTCCGCCACAAGCAGGGCAAGGATTAAAAGCATTAGCAAGAAATTCTATGTTGTTAAATCCAAAAACTATGGTGCGAAATGTTTTAGGAAATGTTGTTATAGCACCATCACATATTACTGCTGATTTTATAGGTAGTGGTATTGATAAAGCTATTAGCAAGAAAACAGGAGTAAGAACAACAGGAGGATTTGATGTTAAATCCCTCAAAGGAGTAAAAAAAGGTTTTTACGATAGCTTTGATGATTTCAGAAGAAAGATAAGTACAAGAGAAATGGGTGGAGATAGATTTGAAATAGGAAAAGGCGGAAAGAGCTTTTATGAAAATCATACAGGAAAATTCTCTGCTCCACGAAATGCTTTATCTAAAGCACTAAATGGATTAGATAGAGTAACAGGTTATTTATTAGAGTCCGGAGATAGACCATTTTATGAAACTTGGTTTATAAATTCACTCAATAATCAAATGAGACTTAATAATGTAACAGATCCAACTGCTGAAATGATAGAAATAGCGACAGATGAAGCCCTACAAAGAACTTGGCAGGATAACAATACATATACAAAAGCTGTTAATGGTGTAAGAAATAGCTTAAATAAAGTAAATATAAAAGGTTATGGTTTAGGCGATATGGTTATGCCATTTGTTAAGACTCCGGCTAATTTAACTAAATCTGTTGTAGATTTTTCTCCACTTGGAGCAATAAATGCTGCGATAAAAACAAGTAGATTTAACAAAGATATTAGTAAAGGAGTTGCAACAAGTAAGCAACAAAGGGAAGTTGTAAAGGCTTGGTCGCAAGTAATAACAGGAACTCTCGGAATGGCTATAATGACAGCATTAGCAGATAAGGGAATACTTATTGGTGGTAGTGATGAGGATAAAGATGTTAGAAGTTTTGAACAAAATATATTAGGCATAAAACCATATTCAATAAAAATTGGTGATAAAACCTATACTTATGATTGGGCACAGCCTTTAGGAACTTCAGCAGCAATGGTAACAGATACAGTAAAGAGTTTGAAAAATGTTGATGCGACAGAAGATAAAGTTGCTGCTTTATTGAAGGGAATGCAAAGCGGTGCAAGTGTGTTGTTAGATCAATCGTTTGTTAGTGGTATTAGAAATTTATTCGAGGAAGATAATTTGATAAATGCTTTAATTGAAACAGGCTTTAATGAAGGTGCTAAATTTACACCTCAATTTTTATCACAATTAGCTCAAATACAAGACGATACCGCAAGAACAAGCTATGTATATAATAATATTCCACAGACTGCAATAAATAAGGTTAAAGCTAAAATTCCCGGATTAAGGCAAACATTAGAGCCGAGTGTTGATGTTTTAGGTAGAGAAGTAAAAACTAACAATAGTGTTGGAAATGTGATGTTTAATCCTGCAAATACAGCTTTTGCACGAAGCACTAAAGCGGCTGAAGAAATGTATAGTGTATATCAAGAAACCGGAGATAAAGCGACGATAGCACAAGTTGCACCATATTATTTTAATGTCAATGAAGAAAAAATAGTATTAACTCCAAAACAGAGAACACAATATCAAAAAACTACCGGTAAAATCGCTTCAGATGGTGTCGAAAACTTATTAAAGAATAAACACTATACAAATTTAGATGCAAGTGATAAAGCAGAGATTCTAAAGGATTTATATGCGTATGGTAATGCTATGGCAAAAAAAGAGGTTACTGAAAAATATAATTTACCTACTGAATATGCCAAAATTGAACAATCAGGAATATCTCCTGAAGAATATATTTTGATGAAATATATATCTAATTTAGATGGAACTAAAAAAGATGATATGTATAATTCTTTAATATCAGCAGGATACTCACAAAGAAAGGCAGAGAACTTTTTAACAGAGTATAAAGGTTATAAGTATAGTACAAATGGAAAAGACACTTTACCGACATTGTCGAGCAAAAGAAGTGGATTACCAACACTGAATAAATAGAGAGGTTAAAAGCCTCTCTATTATTATAAATTTTAAGAAAGGAGAGTAAAAAATGGGTTTTAAAAAATTTACTACGGATGTAAAAAATGTTTCAGCTTTACCTAACAAAATGCAAAATAGAGCAGAAGAATTGAAAAAGACTTTTGATAAAGGCGATGAAGATCAACAGGCTGCATTTAATGGGTTAATTGATGAATTAGAAAGTGAAGTTGCAGCAGGATATATCGGTGCTATAAATCCTAAAACACAGGAGAATAGCAATGTGCAAGATGTGTTAGTATCTTTTAGTGGTAGAGTTGATAAATTGGATGAAGGAAAAGAAGGACTAATAAAAGATGTTGTGGAAGGAACTGAATTAGCAGATGATGATACAACAGCTTTTACTGATGTATCTGATGAAAATGTTACTAAAAAAACAAGTTTTGCAAGTATTAAAGCATTTTTTAAGAAATATTTTGATACTTTGTATAATAACTATGTTTTACCTAAAGCAACGATTGATTCATTAGGCGGAATAAAACCTGATGGAGATACAACTACTGTTGATGAAAATGGAGTTTTAAGAGCAGTTGCAATGGAAGCAGCCGATTATACAGCGAGAAATACTCTTGCAAATCATAAAGATACTAATGTAAATAGTGAAGTAGGAGTGCATGGAATAAGATTTTTCAATAACATATTATCCTATAAGGATGATGAGGAAGTGTGGCAGAAAATTGGAGACGATACAATAGACTCACGAGTATCATTGCTTGAAAAAACTATTTACAATAACATTGATGCAAATGCTTTTCTAATAGTGTTTGATAGCCTAACAGGAATAAATTTATCTGCCGGAAGTTATAATACTACTACTAAAGTAATTGAATGCTGATAGTAACTATGAACATCAGAATTGAAAAATAATTACTATGTTTATAGTATAAAAATGGTGATTATATGAAACAACATGAAAGCAAAGAACCTTCAGAATTAACTGTAATAACTAAAGCAAAGGATTTAGTGAAACATACGATGATCCTTACAAGCAATACGGATAGATACCCTAAAAAATACAGATTTACATTAACAGATAGACTACAAAACAAGGTATTATCAATATATGAGTGTTTGCTTGAAGCTAATGAATTAAATCTGAATGTTCCTGAAG